GCTTTTTCTCTTGCGCGTCCTTGAAGTAATCCTTCGGCTCGATGCCCGGCGTCACGCCCACGTTGTCCTTGGTGACGATGCGGCCATCTTCGGTGATTTCAAACAAGTTGCCGCTGATCTGCACGGCATCGTCGACGGCTGTCGGCAGAACTTTCGCACCGATGGCCGCGTCGCGAAGCGAGCCTTCGATCTTGTTCTTGACGCGCTCGCTCTTGAGCGAACCAATCTCGCCGTCTTTTTCGCCAAGCGTCTTTTTCGTGTTGTCAAGCTCGCGCTGCAACTGCGTCTTTTCGCGCTGCACCGGCCCGAGCGCGCGAGCGATGCCGGCGTCGATGCGTTCCTGCACCTTCGTCTCGTCGATCTTGCCCTCTTTGGTGAGCGTGTCGATCCGCGCCTTGTTCTCGGCGGCTTCCTCAAGCGTCGCCGGCAAAGTCTCCGGGTCAAGATCGCCAAACTTGGCGAGCTTTTCCTTCGCGACTTTGTGTTCGCCCTTTTCCTTGCGGAGCGCCTCGTTGACGCGATCAACGTCGGCTTGCGTCTTGATGCCCTCGATGGCGTCGGGCTTCAATTCCCACTTGTCGTTTCGCTCGCGATACAGATCGACGAAACCTTCGGGGATGTCCTCTTGTTTGTCGTAGGTCACTTTAAGCGTAGCCATAACGTCCTCCGTTATTTTTCAACCCGGTGCACATGCAAGCGGGTGACCCCCAAGGGTCTAACGCGGCGCGTGTCAAGCGCCGACGATTACTTCAAGCACAGCCGCAGATTATTCAATTGCGCCGGAGTCAACTCGTGTGCTTTCGCATATTTCAAAACCATGTCCGGCGGATACGCTTTCGCGATGGGCGGGACGTAGGTGCAGTCGATGGTGCCGTCAACCTTGCCGCCGGGGAGCACGCGCCGGTATTTGCCGGGCGCGTAGAAAGCCTTGTCGTGCTTCGGCGCAACCGGCTTCGCCTCAACCTTCGGCTCGACTGCCGGCTTCGGCGTCGGCGGTGGAACCGCATGTGCGGGTTCGGTGACTTTCTCGGATGTCTCCGTTCGGTGGCATCCGTGCAGTAATAGGATCGCGCCGACAGCGACGGCGCAGAGGACAACACCTACTGAGTTTGTGGTCATCTCACTCTCCCGTGCGGAGATTGGGTGTGCTAATCACCGCAAGCCCGAGCCGGGCGATGTGTTGGCGGGTCATTTCCGTCGAGCCGTCCGTGCCGTTGAGGGAAGCACTGCCGACGACACGGCGAGCGATGTCCGTGCTGGAGAAACCCGCTGATAGCCCGGATCGGATTGCAGTGTCAATACGGTTAACGTCCGCTCGCGCAATAATCGCAGCGTGTTCCGCTAAGGTTCGCTCGCCGATGGTCGAGCCGTCGTAGGCGCCCCGGACGCGGCGAAAGGCGGACTTGATCGCGTTCACACGGATCGCATTCACTTCGACGAGCACGTTCGTCGCCGCCGCGAGCGCGTCTTGCAGCGGCATGACTTTGGCACGGCTCACCGCAGAGAGACCGCGCTCGATGGTATCGCGGATCGTCAACTCACTCTCGTCGAGAATTTTAATCGCGCCGTGCCATATTTCGGCTTGCGCAAGCTTGTCGGCATCCATGGCTTAGCTCGTCGGTGATCCGCGTTTTCCTGCACTCGCGCCCTTAACTCCCACTTTGAGCTTGAGAGGATCAGGCTTGCCGCGCGTGTACGGCTTCACCGGCTCATTGCCGCCCGGCGGAATGGGCGGAATGGTGCCGGCCGGCGGCACAGTGTCCTCCGGGTCGATTGGATCGGTGCCCGTGTCGCCGCCCGTGTCGAGGAAGCTGGCGTCGGTGCCCGCCGGTCCGTTGACCATCACACCGAGAAGCGATGAAGCCTCGTCCTCGATCTGATCATTTTCCTCGTCGAAGTCCATCTCGGTCAAGTCGTTCAACTGCATCATGCGATGCAGAGACTTGAGCGACAGCGGCAAGCCGAGTTGCTTCGCCTGCATGAAGGCGAGCAAGCTCGCGCCGGCTACGTTTGCGTCGGCGAAATCCGTCTGCGGAATGACTGAGACTTGATCCGGGTCCTCACCGACCCACATCGCGCAATACTTCAAAGCTTGTTCAAGGCCCGCGCCGGCCGCCTGTGCGAGCGCCGAGATTGTCGTGGTGCGCGCAGCGACACGAATACGCAACGCCTCGCCGCTCTCGCCGCGTGCGCTACCGACATCCATGAACGCGACGCCAAGGCTCGACGCCTTGTCGTCGTCGTTCTTGATCGACTGCCGCATTTCGCCAAGGCCCGTCGCACTCACGCCGATGTATTTGGCGTCTGCGCCGGGCACGGCGCGCAAGTCGATCACACCCTTGTTGCCGACGCGGAGTTGCGTGTTGTCGTCAACGTCGCTCACGTTGCCGCCGATGATGACAAGCGTTTGCTGCCCTTGATAAAACAACGTCGAGCGGTAGTCGGCTTCGCCCCGGTAGATGGCGAGCGCGAGATTGCTCAAGCCAAGCAACGGCGGCTCGTCCGGCTCCGGGACAAGATCATTTGCGCCGATGAACACAAACGGCACTTCGGGAAGCGTGCGACCGCCGATCTGCGGAGTGATGAAGTCGTCCGGGATTGGCATCGACATATCGTTGACCTTGACGCACACCGAATACGGTGCATCGAGCGCCGGTCGCGTCCATCCGCTCTCAAGGCTCTCCGGGATGCCGCGCGTCATGATGCGATGCTTGCGCTCGGCGACCCACGTGAAGCCCTCACGCTGAAAGCCACTCTCGTCGAGCACGACAAGCTCGGTGATGTTGCGGCCTTCGTCGCGGCGGCCCGCATCCCAATTGATGATCCGCTCCGGTTCGTAGAACGCGATGTAGGGAAGCGTGTTGAATGGATCGACGCCGGTCGGCGCGTCAACGAGTAAACCGCAGCGGCCATAGACAAGCTGCGCTTCGTTGATCCGGCGAATTAGCATCTGCATTCCTTCGCCTTGGATGGTCACTTTGTCCATCATCGGCGCGAGCTTTTTCGGCAGTTTGATAACCGCCGGCTTCATGTGCATGATGCCAATCATCGCCTTCACGGCGTCGCGAAGGCAATCGTGAAAGTGAGCGCGCATGAGATAGGCTTCGTAGTCGCGCCATCCGGGAGACGTTGGCGTCGTCATTCCGTCTTGGATCATGGCTTCGGAGGGTGGCAGATACTTGATGCGTTTTTCCTTGACGGCGCGCTCGCCGGCATAGGTATCGCGCATTTGCTCCCACTCGCCGAGCTTCGCCATGAATTCGGGGTGTCTGTCATTAATCGCGATGACACGTACTCCTTACCCTATTTCGTTAAATCACGCAGGGGCTGCCCCCTTAGCACGATGGTTAACCTGTCGGCAAGTCACCGCCGTCTAAAGCTTGCTGTGCCGATCTTGAAGCGCAGCCGGTATCTCATTTCGTCGCCGATATGATCTTCGCTCTCGTCGTCGATGTCATCGAGGTTTTTCTCGTCGCGCGGGAGCGTTGGAACGGTCCTGATCCACTGCAGACAGTTGTCGCAGATGAACAAGCCCGGTTGCTCGCGATAGCCGCCCTCCGGGCGCTTTGTCGCCATGAGCCGCTTACGCGCTTGCTCCCATCCTTGCTCGCGGGAGCCGGGACCTTTGTCGGCGCGCTCCCACACGATACCGGGGAAGCGCACGCCCTCGACGATGACGGGCTTCTCAAAGTCGTCGGCAATGCTCGGCGTGCCGTCATCACGCAGATTGAAAATCTGCGTGTCGGCCGGCCCGCGCTTGACGCGGCACCACGTCGCGTCGCGATCACGCCATCCTTGGTCAATCTCGTATTTGATAAGCAATTTTTTGATGTCGGCGACAGGCATTCGCTTGCCTTCGTTTTCCTTGCCGGTCCATCCGTACACTTCGCCGACGCGGAAAAGATCGCCGCGTAGCGTGGCAAGGACTTGACCGTTCGGCAATTCAAGATCGGTGCCGTCGCTCGTCGCGTAGTAGCCGCATGACCACGGCTTCGATGAGCCGTGATCGTATGCGCGGTCAATGCGCCATCCCGGCGGCACTTCAAATTTCGGAACGACAATCGTGCGTCGGCAGTCCGACCACACGTCGTCAAACATGCCGCCGACTGCGATGTCCCATGAGCCGTCGATCCATGCGGCAAGCTCGGCTGCGTTACGTGCGCTCGCGCGTAGGCGCGACACGTAGGCCGGATCGACCTTCATCAAAATCAGGTTCTCTTTAAGAAAACCATGGATCGCTCGGCGCGGCGGCTCGGCTTCACCTTTGTCGTCAACTGCGCCAGTGATTAGCGGCCCGAGAATTTTGCCTTTGATCGGCCAATTGAGAAGCTGATAGCGAGCGCGAACCCAATTGTGCCCGATGCCATACGGGTTCGTCGTGGCGCGCACCTTGAGCGGAATTCCTTTCACGTCGGATCGCACGCACGAAAACATGCTCTTGAAACAACTCGCGTCGGGCCACGTCGTCAGTTCCTCCCATCCGACCCACGAATAGCTGTGGCCGTGATAGGCGTAGTAGGACGAGGCATCCGGGAACGGACGAAACGACAGGCGCTCGCCATCCGGGAATTCCCACGTGTATTTGATTTCGTTGTAAAAGGCATCCGGGACGAGCCGCTTGAACCATCGTTTGCTCATTGCGATCACGTCGGACAATTCGGG